CGAAATAAATGGAAAAAATAGTTTGGCAAAAAAACTACCTAAAATAATAAAGGAAATAAGGAATAATCCACCTTCACCTGTTAATTATGCATATCAAAAGAATATATCATATTCTCAGATGTCTATATTCAGGGGATGTCCTCACCGTTGGAAATTACAGTATAAAGATAAAATCAAACGATTTACATCTTCTATCCATACTGTATTTGGGACTGCAATTCATGAAGCCATGCAACATTATTTAGATGTAGCATATGAAAAATCATTTGCAGCGGCTGATAGAGAAATAGATATACAGGAATATTTCCAAGAGGTTTATATAGGTGAATACCAAAAACAATATAAATCAAACAACTCAGAACATTTCTCGGATGCGGTTGAAATGAGAGAATTTTTTGAGGATGGAGTTGCTATCTTAGAATGGTTTAAGAAAAAACGTAGTAGATATTTTAGCAAAAAAGGTACCTATTTAGTTGGTTGTGAAATACCTATTGTAATAGCACCAAATAAAATGTTAAATAACGTGTTATACATGGGGTATCTTGATGTTGTCACATACCATGAAGCAACAGAGACATTTAAGATAATCGACATCAAAACCAGTACTAGTGGATGGAATGACTATGCTAAGAAAGATGAAAACAAACAATTCCAACTACTCCTTTACAAACAGTACTTCTCAGAACAATATGGGATACCCTTAGATAAAATTGAAATTGAGTTTTTTATTCTTAAAAGAAAGGTATTAGATTATGATGATGAAAAACTTATGTCCCCATATCAAGCTTACAGGGTACAACAGTTTGTTCCTCCTAGTGGGAAAATTAAATTAGGTAGAGCTAAAATGGCTATTAATGATTTTATTAATGAATGTTTTAATTCAAATGGAAAAATAAAAGAAGCAGATTACCCAAAATCACCTTCTAAATGGAATTGTCGTTTTTGTCCTTATGGAGAAGATAAAGAATTATGTGGAGCCGCGGAACATTTTTCGTAAGTTCATACATATGTATATATAATAAATAACGTTTTAATAAATAAAGATTATGAGTAATTCAAAAAAGATGACACTAACTAGTGTTAAAGTTCAAGGTGACTTATTCGAACAATTTAAGATTGAGTGTGTAAAACGTAAATTTTCATTCCAAAAATTAGCAGATCGTGCTTTATTTTTGTATCTTACAGATGAAGATTTTCGAAAACAAATAACCAATCAAGTAAATATCGAATTATAAATTTATGAATAAAGATTTTAATCATATCCCTAAGGATAAAAGAAAAAAAATATTATTAATTTGTGATGATATCAGAGTACACTCAGGAGTGGCAACAATTGCTAAAGAAATAGTATGTGGCACGGCTCATCATTTTAATTGGGTCCAAATAGCTGGTGCTATAAAACACCCAGATAAAGGTAAAAAATTAGATCTATCTTCCAGTACTAATATTGAAGCGGGTATAGAAAATTCTTCTGTGTTTTTATATCCAACTGATGGTTATGGTAATACAAAAATATTAAGAGAAATACTTAACATAGAAAAACCAGATGCTATTATGTTATTCACAGATCCTAGATATTTTACTTATATATTTAATATGGAGCAAGAGATTAGAAAAAATATTCCAATTGCCTACTTAAATATCTGGGACGATTATCCTGCTCCAATGTATAATAAACCATATTACGAGGCTTGTGATTTATTAATGGGAATTTCAAAACAAACTGTGAATATTAATAAAATAGTATTAAAGGATTGTAAAAAGGATAAAATATTTAAATATCTCCCTCATGGTAAAGACCCAAATAAATATTTTCCTTTAACTAAAGAAACAAAGGAATTTAAAGATTTTAAAAAATATCTATTCAATGGTGATAAACCTGAATTTGTAGTATTATTTAATTCAAGAAATATTAGAAGAAAACAAATTCCTGATACTATAATGGCTTTTAGAGCATTTTTAGATTCATTATCTGAAGAAAAAGCTAAAAAGTGTAGACTTGTGTTAAAAACAGAAATGGTTACTGATGCAGGTACTGATTTAGATAAAGTTAGAGAATATATTTTAGGAGAAAAATACCCAGATGCTTGCATTATATTAGAAAATAAATTTACAGAAGCTCAATTAAATTATTTATATAATATAGCTGATGTTCAAATTTTATTAACTTCAAATGAAGGTTGGGGTTTAACTATCACAGAAGCAATGTTGGCTGGAACACCTTATATAGCAAATGTTACTGGAGGAATGCAAGATCAAATGAGGTTTGTAGATAATGAGGGTAAATGGTTTGAACCTAGTTCTAATATACCATCTAACCATAAAGGAACTTACAAAGAACATGGTGAATGGGTATTCCCAGTTTACCCTTCAAGTAGATCAATTCAAGGTTCCCCTAAAACACCTTATATTTTCGATGATAGATGTAAATGGGAAGATGCTTGTGATAGGATTAAAGAAGTATATGAGTTAACAAGTGAAGAACTTAAAGCTAGAGGTTTAAAAGGTAGAGAATGGGCTTTAAGTGATGAAGCAGGTTTCACTTCTAATCACCAATCAAATAGAATAATAGAATCATTTAATGAATTATTTAGTACCTTTAAACCCAGAGAAAAATATGAATTAATTAATGCTACTGAATATAAAGGAAATTTTTTAACCCATAAAATAATATATTAATGAATAAACCAAGATTTGTAATATCATCTCCTTTTGATACTTACAGTGGATACGGGGCACGCTCACGTGACATTATTAAATCCATTATAAAAAGCGATAAATATCAAGTTGAATTATTATCACAGAGGTGGGGAGATACTTCATGGGGTTTTTGTAAAGATAATCCTGAATGGGTTTTTTTACTTAGTTACTTAGCAAAAAGAGAATGGCAACAAACCCCTGTTGATTATTGGATACAAATTTCTATACCAAATGAATTCCAACCTGTAGGTAAATTTAACATTGGTATAACAGCAGGAATAGAATCAGACCAAACAAAACCAGAATGGATTGAAGGGTTAAATAGAATGAATATGAATTGGGTGTCTTCTAATCACGCAAAATCCGTATTTGAGAACTTTACATTTAAGAAAATTGATAAAAGAACAAACCAAAATCTGGGAATATTAAAATCAGAAAAACCAATAGAAGTGGTATTTGAAGGTGCTAATTTAGATACTTATAAAACACTTGATAAATCTACCCCTAAAAATATTGATTTATCTGATGTTAAAGAATCATTTTGTTACTTATTTGTAGGACACTGGATGCAAGGAAGCTTTGGACATGATAGAAAGAATGTAGGTGTTTTAGTAAAAGAATTTTATGAAACTTTTAAAGATATTAAAGGAAACAAACCTGCCCTTATTTTAAAATCATCTACTGGAACTTCTTCTTACATAAGTAGGGAAGAAATTTTAAATAGGATTTCTAAAATTAAGCGCAACATAAAGTCTAAAAATCTCCCTAATATTTATTTACTCCATGGTGATTTTACTGATAAGGAAATGAATGAATTATACAATAATTCTAAAGTAAAAGCTATGGTTTCAACTACTAAAGGTGAAGGTTTTGGTAGACCATTATTAGAGTTTTCAACAACAGGAAAACCAATTATAGCTTCTGGTTGGTCAGGTCATATAGATTTTTTAAATTCTAGCTTTACTACTTTACTTAAAGGTCGTTTAGAAAAGGTCCATCCTTCTGTTGCTAATGATTGGTTAATAGCTGAGTCAAAATGGTTTCAAGTAGATGTTCCACATTTAAAAAGTTCTTTAAAAGCAATATATAAAAAATATAAAACACATTTACTAAAAAGTAAACAACAAAAACAATATGTTAAAACTAATTTTAGCTGGGAAAAAATGCATTCCCTAATACATGATATATTAGATGATGAAAAAAAAGTACCTAAAATAGCAAAACAAGTAGAATTAAATTTACCCAAATTAAATTTACCTAAACTTAAAAAAGTATAAACAATATGAATTTTGATAAAATAATAGATTGTCCTAGATCCGGTGGTGATTTATGTTATAAGACAGAAATAAATAAAGACATTACTAATTACTACAGCTTATCCTGTGGGTTCTGGACCAATTCTTTAATGACAGAAGGTTCTGAGTTTTATGAAGAACAAGTAAGTATTTTACCTGAGATTTATAAAGACTTAGCATGGACTGATCCTGAAACTAAATTAATATGGCTTCCTAATACAGTTAATGTTAAAGAAAAAGGAATGATATTTGCATCAGGTGCTAATGTGGAAGATTGGAAATGGGGCGCAGTAAAAACAATTGAAATTCCAAAAGAAGACCAAGAAAAGTATAAAGGTGAAAAATATAGAGCAGATATGACTACTATAAAATACTTTGAAGAACGTGATTTTATGGATGCTCTTTCTTATATTGGACTATTACCAGAATAAATATGAAGATATCTTATGCTATAACTTGTTGTAATGAGTTTCTTGAAATACAAAAACTTATTCCCTTTCTTTTAGAAAATAAAAGAGTCAATGATGAAATAGTTGTTCTTTTTGATCAAAAAAATGGAGACTTAGATGTTTTAAATTATTTATTAAAATTTAATAAACTACCTAATGTACAAACATGGAGGGGGTTTGATTTTGAAGGTCATTTTGCTAATTGGAAAAATCAATTAACCAAATATTGTGGTGGAGATTATATATTCCAAATTGATGCTGATGAATTACCAAACCAATTTCTAATTAATAACTTACCAGAAATATTAGAAAATAACCCAGATAATGAAGTATATTTAGTCCCTAGAGTAAATACCGTAGATGGATTAACTCAAGAACATATTAATAAATGGGGATGGAAAATTAATGAAAAAGATTGGGTAAATTGGCCTGATTATCAATGGAGAATTTGGAAAAATAATGATACCATTAAATGGAAAAATAAAGTTCATGAGGTATTAATGGGTTATAGTACCTTCGCACCGTTACCATCAGAAGAAGAATTTTCATTATATCACCCTAAAGATATTAAACGACAAGAAAAACAAAATAATTATTACAATACCTTATAATGGCAAACGGAATTTACAAAGTAACCGAAGATTTTGAAAAAGCACTATCAGAATACACTGGTGCTAAATATGTAGTAACTGTAGATAACATGAGTAATGCTTTATTTTTATCTTTATATTATGAAAATCATATTAAGAAAAATATTGTTGAGGATTTTGTAACTTGCCCAAAAAGGACATACCCCTCAGTACCATGTGAAATCATCCACTCGGGGTTAAAAGTAGAATTTACAGAAAATTATGGGTGTTTGGATATGGAAAAAGGCACATTAAAAGGAGCTTATGAATTAGGCAATAGCAATGTGTATGATTCCGCCTTAAGATTTACAGCTGATATGTATTTAAAAGGTACTCATATGTGTATATCATTTACGGGTCCTTACAAACATTTCAAATTAAGTAAGGGTGGGGCTATATTAACAGATAACTATAAGGCTTATCTTTGGTTTAAACGTGCTCGCTATTCAGGTCGTAGAGAATGTTCTTATCATGATGATAATCTAGATATGTTAGGTTGGAACTTTTACATGATGCCTGAATTATCAGCTAGAGGATTACTCTTAATGAATCAGTTTTATAATATGGATGGTAGTAAAAAAGTAAATGAAGATTTAACACTCCCATATCCCGATTTAAGTAAATTCAAAATATACAATAAATGAGTGGGGGGAAATTAGAAAAAGCAATAATTGGTGCTGGTGGGTTCGCTCGTGAAGTAAGGGCTTCCTTGAACCTCCCTAATATTAAATTTTTTGTTGATGAAGAATATGAAAAAATAGAAGAAAATATTTATGGTTTATCTAAGTTTGATCCTAGTAAATATGAGGTAATAATAGCTATTGGGGATCCTATAGATAGAGCCAATATGGTAAATAAGTTACCAAAAAATACTCACTATTTCACCTTCATAGATTCATCAGTTCAAATTTTAGATAAAAATATTGAAATTGGTGAAGGGAGTATTATTTGCGCTGGGTCTATAATTACTACTAATATAAGATTAGGTAAACACACCCATCTAAACCTCCTAACCACTATAGGACATGATGTAACTTCAGGTGACTATCTTACTACAGCTCCAGGAGCAAAAATCTCCGGAAATGTAAATATTAAGGATTGTGTTTATATTGGAACTAATGCTTCCATAAAGGAAAAGCTAAAAATTCATAATAATGTTATAATTGGTTCAAATGCCGCCGTTGTAAAAGATATAAATACAAGTGGTGTTTATGTAGGAGTTCCTACAAAAAAAATTAAATAATGAAAATACACATATTTTATAGACAATATAATATTGAAAAAACAGATAACAAAGGTAGACCAGATTGGTTTGATTATGAAAAATGTTTTAAAAATTTACTAAAATCCCTTAGAGATCAGAAGGGTAATCCTTTTAATGGTATTAAATTAAATGTAATGTTTGA